TACGAACTGAAGATCGACGCGGCCCTGAGTCAGGCCAACACAACCGCGAACCTGATGAAGCAGTTGCTCGCGGCGCTCCGGCTGCCGGACGAGGCGACTGGCAAGAAGCCTCAGTACCGCGGGGCCAAGGTGCCCAGGTTCCGTCGAAGCCGGGCGGCAACGTGACGGCCATCGACCGCGCCCGGGCGGCGCGCGGGGCCTGAGCCGTGGCCGCGGCGAAGTGGTCGCACTGGGCCGGGCCGCTGTTCGACGGACATGTCTGCTCGATCGGCTACGAGGTCGTCGACTGGATCCAGGCCTACACCTGCCACGGCCCCGGCGACGTCCAGGGCGACGCGGTGGAGCTGGACGACGAGTGGTTCAACTTCCTGATCGAGGCCTACCGCATCGATCCGATCACGGTCGCCGCGTGTACGACGAGGCGGTCCTGTCCCGGCCGAAGGCCGCGCCAGTCGGAGCTCGCCGGCCACATCGGAGTCGCGGAGGCATTCGCCCCGGTCCGGTTCGACGGCTGGAAGGCCGACGGTCAGCCCGGCGCCCGGCCCGTCCGGTCGCCGCTGCTGAAGTGCTGGCCACCGAGGAGTCGCAAGCCGGCAACACCTTCGAGAACATCGCGTTCATCGCCGGCGAGTGGGGCTCGGACACCCATCCGGACGTCTACGCCGGCGTGACCGGCGCCCGCCGGTACCAGTCGGCGACGGCGCTGTACCTGCCCGGTGGCGGCGAGATCCGGGCGTGCACGTCGGGCAATGCCAGCAGGACGGCGGCAAGGAGACCTGGGTCTGCGCCGATGAGACGCACCTGTACGTGCTGGGTGAGCTCAAGGGCATGTACTCGACCGTCTTCCGGAACCTCGGCAAGCGGAAGATCGCCCAGCCGTGGGGCCTACAGACGACGACGATGTACCGGCTCGGGGAGCAGTCGACCGCCGAGGAGACGCTGACCGCCTGGCGCAAGGGCGAGCTCGGCACTCGGGTCCTGGTCGATCACCGCGAAGCCAAGGGCAAGGTCCGATGCCGAGTCTCTGCGGGATGCCGAGTACACGATGGCCCAGCTGGTCGACGTGTATGGGCCGGCGGCGGAGTGGCATGACATGCCTCGCAAGTACGCCGACATGCGCGATCGCGGATCTGCCGCGACGACGCTGAGGCGGCCCGCTACTTCCTGAACCGTGGCATCCCCTCGGCTGATGGCTGGATCGGCCTCGATGTGGTGAAGCGCCAGGAGCAGATCGAGGTCGTCGCGGCCGGCACGGCGATCGCGCTGGGTTTCGACGGCTCACTGAACGACGACTCCACAGTCCTGATCGGCGCGAGGATGTCGGATGGTTTCCTGTTCCCGGTCGGGATCTGGGAGAAGCCGCCCGGGCGCGAGGGCCAGCAGTGGGAAGTGCCGCGGGCCGAGGTCCTCGAAGCTTTCCGCGAGGCGTTCGGCCGGTATCAGGTGATCCGCGCGTACTGCGACCCGCACGAGTGGCGCAGCGACATCGACGCGCTGTCGCCGAGCTTGGCATTGAGCGGGTCATCGCCTGGGAGACCCGCCGCGATGTCCAGATGGGCGCCGCGCTGGATCGGCTGCACACAGACCTCTCGACGGGCGCGGTGTTCCAGTCCGGCGATGCGCGTTTCGTCGAGCACTTCGGCAACGCGTATGCCCGGATCAAGGCGCACACCGTCTCGTCCGCAAGGAACGCGAAGGCTCACCACGAAAGATCGACTCGTTGTCGGTGCCGCACTGGCCGGTGAGCCCGCGCGGACGCCCTCGAAGCGAAACTCTGGCCACCGAAGCCCCGCACGAAGATCGTCATCAGGTGAGGGGTTGAACCATGCCGTCCGAGGACGAGACCCTTCGCCAACTCATGACCTGCATGACCGAGCAATTCGCGCGCCTGCGCGAGTACGACGCCTACTACGAGGGCGAACAAGCCGCTGAGCTACATGCATCCGGAGCTGATCCAGCAGCTGGAGGGCCAGGTCCGCCAGGTCGTCTCAACTGGCCGCAGCTGATCGTCGACTCGGTGGAGGAACGCCTGAACATCGAGGGCTTCCGCCGCCCGGACCAGCCAAGCGGCGACAAGGACCTGTGGGAGATCTGGGAAGACAACGACATGGACGCCGGGAGTCAGCGGGCCCACGTCGAGCCCTGGCGCTCGGTCGGTTCGTACGTGACGGTCGGCTCACGGTGACCAAGGTGACGCCCCGGTGATCTGCGACGAGTCCGCATTGGACATGATCGCGATCTCGGTGCGAAGTATCGCGGATGGCGTGGAAGTTGCGGGCCCCATCATGTCGGTGGCGATCTTGCATCGCGTCGGCACGAGGACCGGCTTCAGCTCCGAGACGGCGAACGCTGCTTCCTGCGCGCGCGGTTCAGTATCGACAACCGGCACCTGGGCCGAGGTGTGCGGGTCGCGGCTGGATTCCTTCCAGGCGCCGCCATCTCCTTGTCGTACCGACCGTCATGGTGCGGCAGGTACAGCGTCGCCCTGTCCGCGTTCGCGGCGGTGTCCGTACATCCGAGCACCAGCGCCACCGCGGCCGTCGTCTCGCGGTCTTCGGATCCGAGATCGCGATCATGTCCAATGCGGACTCGTCGCAGATCACCGGGGCGTCACCTTGGTCCACCGGTGAGCCGACCGTCACGTACGAACGACCGAGCGCCAGGGCTTCGACGTGGGCCGCTGACTCCGCGTCCATGTCGTTGTCTTCCCAGATCTCCCACAGGTCCTTGTCGCCGCTGCTGGTCCGGGCGGCGGAAGCCCTCGATGTTCAGGCGTTCCTCCACCGAGTCGACGATCAGCTGCGGCCAGTTGATGACGACCTGGCGGACCTGGCCCTCCAGCTGCTGGATCAGCTCCGGATGCATGTAGCTCAGCGGCTGTTCGCCCTCGTAGTAGGCGTCGTACTCGCGCAGGCGCGCGATCTGCCGGTCATGCAGGGTCATGAGTTGGCGAAGGGTCTCGTCCTCGGACGCATGGTTCAACCCTCACCTGATGACGACTTCGTGCGGGGCTTCGGTGGCCAGAGTTTCGCTTCGAGGGCGTCCGCGCGGGCCTCACGGCCAGTGCGGCACCGACAACGGAGTCGATCTTTCGTGGTGAGCCTTCGCGTTCCTTGCGGACGAGACGGTGTGGCGCCTTGATCCGGGCATACGCGTTGCCGAAGTGCTCGACGAAACGCGCATCGCCGGACTGGAACACCGCGCCCGTCGAGAGGTCTGTGTGCAGCCGATCCAGCGCGGCGCCCATCTGGACATCGCGGCGGGTCTCCCAGGCGATGACCCGCTCATGCCAAGCTCGGCGACAGCGCGTCGATGTCGCTGCGCCACTCGTGCGGGTCGCAGTACGCGCGGATCACCTGATACCGGCCGAACGCTCGCGGAAAGCTTCGAGGACCTCGGCCCGCGGCACTTCACTGCTGGCCCTCGCGCCCGGGCGGCTTCTCCCAGATCGACCGGGAACAGGAAACCATCGACATCCCTCGCGCCGATCAGGACTGTGGAGTCGTCGTTCAGTGAGCCGTCGAAACCCAGCGCGATCGCCGTGCCGGCCGCGACGACCTCGATCTGCTCCTGGCGCTTCCACATCGAGGCGATCCAGCCATCAGCCGAGGGGATGCCACGGTTCAGGAAGTAGCGGGCCGCCTCAGCGTCGTCGCGGCAGATCCGCGGATCGCGCATGTCGGCGTACTTGCGAGGCATGTCATGCCACTCCGCCGCCGGCCCATACACGTCGACCAGCTGGGCCATCGTGTACTCGGCATCCCGCAGAGACTCGGCATCGACCTTGCCCTTGGCTTCGCGGTGATCGACCAGGACCCGAGTGCCGAGCTCGCCCTTGCGCCAGGCGGTCAGCGTCTCCTCGGCGGTCGACTGCTCCCCGAGCCGGTACATCGTCGTCGTCTGTAGGCCCACGGCTGGGCGATCTTCGCTTGCCGAGGTTCCGGAAGACGGTCGAGTACATGCCCTTGAGCTCACCCAGCACGTACAGGTGCGTCTCATCGCGCAGACCCAGGTCTCCTTGCCGCCGTCCTTGCTGCATTGCCGACGTGCACGCCCGGATCTCGCCGCCACCGGGCAGGTACAGCGCCGTCGCCGACTGGTACCGGCGGGCGCCGGTCACGCCGGCGTAGACGTCCGGATGGGTGTCCGAGCCCACTCGCCGGCGATGAACGCGATGTTCTCGAAGGTGTTGCCGGCTGCGACTCTCGGTGGCCAGGCACTTCAGCAGCGGCGACGGACGGGCCGGGCGCCGGGCTGACCGTCGGCCTTCCAGCCGTCGAACCGGACCGGGGCGAATGCCTCCGCGACTCCGATGTGGCCGGCGAGTCCGAACTTGGCGCGGCCCTTCGGCCGGACAGGACCGCCTCGTCGTACACGCGGCGACCCGTGATCGGATCGATGCGGTAGGCTCGATCAGGAAGTTGAACACTCGTCGTCCAGCTTCCACCGCGTCGCCCCTGGACGTCGCCGGGCCGTGGCAGGTGTAGGCTGGATCCAGTCGACGAACCTCGTAGCCGATCGAGCAGACATGTCCGTCGAACAGCGGCCCGGCCCAGTGCGACCACTTCGCCGCGGCCACGGCTCAGGCCCCGCGCGCCGCCCGGGCGCGGTCGATGGCCGTCACGTTGCCGCCCGGCTTCGACGGAACCTGGGCACCTCTGGCCCCGCGGTACTGAGGCTTCTTGCCAGTCGCCTCGTCCGGCAGCCGAGCGCCGCGAGCAACTGCTTCATCAGGTTCGCGGTTGTGTTGCCTGACTCAGGGCCGGTCGATCTTCAGTTCGTAC